GCGTTGCTTCCTGATTACTCAGATTGCAATGATCCATCAGGTGATTGACTGCTTCCTTGAAAGATGTAAAGCGGAGAGTGTTGTTCATAATCAGTACAGAAGAGAGAAAGAACCGCAGAACTTACGAACCCACTGCAAAGTGTCATAATGACTGCGGGGTTTCGACATTACCATGCTTTTGTTAGTAACAGGATTGAGAGCAATAGCAACGTATTTGTGATCACATTCTTGCCATTCAGGGGTAACTTGCTGAATGAACATTTGACGCACAATACCTTCTTTCCAGTTGGTAGTGTAGTGAAAGACTTGATCCATTTCAGTGGTTGTGCTCATACTACTGATCCACTTTGGAGGTGAGCTATTTTAATTGTATGTTACCAACTACCTCTTTGGATGTGGATTTTACGAATCTCCTGATAAAGAAACTGGCGAAGTTTAGGTTCGGTAGTGTTATCAAAAGCATAATAAAGACGATTCAAGTATTCATTCTGTGTGGCACCTATGTTACCATCACCACCGATGTCGTTGAGTGATGAACCAGCAACAACTTTCGATTTTCCGAAGTTACCAGACACACGCCCAGATGTTCTCAGTTTGGGACGAATCTTTGAGAGGTTAGAATAAGTCATCGTGGAAACTTGTGGTTACAATCAGGACACAACCAGTGGTTAATTCGGTCTTCGTGGAGCAACTCAACTCCTATCACACGACTATAGAAATAGGGTGGAGAATAGTTTTCCCAGTATTCTTGTGGAATCAGTTTTTCAACCCAATTTGCACCACATTCGGGACAATTTTCAAGTTTTGTAATATCAGTGTAAGTCATTCTTCAACATCAAAAATAGAATCTTCCCAGCCATCAAGGTCAGATTGTTCGTCCTCCTCATAGGGGAACATTTCGTTATATTCTTCGTCAGTTAGAGTAAGATACTGAACGTCAGCATTTCTATGCTCTTCAGCATACATCAACTGATAGTGAGCGAAGGAAGATGGGTCAGTGCTAGCATACTCAAGCAGACCATCTATGAAACAAAGGTAGTTCATTTTGCGTAGAGATAACCACCAGACCAGTCAGCATTTGCCAGCAAGTATTCACGATCTTTAATCAATCGCAGGTCATAGCGAACACCTTTGGCAGGAGACTTCCAAGAGGCAGACTTATACACTTCGCCAGTGTTCTTGTCAATGAAGCAATGCACACTGCGGGAACCACCACCATTCACGAAGATAACTTTGTGATACTTTTTACCAGTTTCTACCTGATAATCAATCGGGCAGCAACCATTTTTGAGATCAGTAATACATGCTTCATGATACCGAGTTTGCACCGAATCAGTTGTATCATAGGTATAGTTCAGGTTCTCAATAGAACGCTGATGACCGCGAATAGCAGTTTGACGATAGTTGTCTTTCAGTGCTTCAATCAGCAAAAAAGTATTTTTGAGAACGCTGTTTGCGATAGTTTGTTGTGCTTGTGCTTGCATGGTAGTGTTGCTCATACTACTGGTCCACTTTGGAGGTGAGCTATTTTAATTCACCAGTCTTTCGCTGCTACGAAGTTAGCATGAGAGAAAACTTCACGATCAACTACTTTGAACGATCCAAACTTGTTGTGAATGACATATCCTTCATGAAAACTTGCGACATCCCAGAGGAAACATTCAATGTCATCCTCTTCATGAATGAACAGGAACAAATCGTCCTTGATAGACTTCACCAACTTCCACAAACGGATCAGGTTCTTGTCACAATCACATTTTTCTGCAATTTCATCCTCACAAATGGTACGTTGCTCACGGATGCAAGCATTGATCTCTTTTTTGATTTGTGATGCCTTGCGATCACTCACAAACTCACACAGAGTGCTCATTTGCTCGGCAAACTTACACACATCTTCCAGATCTTCGCGGAAAGGATTTAGCGAGACAGCAGGTTGCACAAAAAGAACATGCTTTGTGCTCATAAACTTGCTGGTGATAGGATGTGCTACCATTTCAGGCAGTTTGTCACCAGTGTAGTAAGTGTGAGGAGCAACAATAATGTCCTGACGCACAGGTTCAGGAAACTTGTAGGTAATTGTGTTGGGTTTGAATGTATCAAGACCCGTACCGAAACCAATCCAATCTCCCTGATACACATTCTTAGTGCGAGGCAGGAAATCCAGGCAATAGATGAGGATTTGTGTTACACGAGGTTGTCCACCAAAATGAGTGAAGATGTCATCTTCGTTGTAACACAGGCGAATCTTTTTCTTGTTAAATGCTGCTTTGGTGCAGACGAAAAACTTACCATTCTCAGGATTAGTGCCCCAAACAATAGCAGGAGCACCGTCCATCTTGACGCTGATAGTAGAATCAGCAGAGAACCAATCAAGAACGGAAAGATCACCATTCAGGATAGAATCTTCGGGATGTTCTAGATGTTTGTTCTGCATTGGTTGCTTGGTCATACTACTGGTCCACTTTGGAGGTGAGCTATTTTAATCCATCGCATTTAGCAGTGGATTGTTAGCAGTTGTCTCGATCCATTGCTTCGCTTTGGTAAAGTATTCTGGATCACCTTCGATCCCAATGTATTGACGACCAGTGTTAAGACAGGCAATACAGGTAGATCCAGATCCCATACAATTATCCAGGATTGTATCACCTGGGTTGGAGTATGTTCTGATGAAATACTCAATCATTCCCACTGGTTTTTGTGTAGGATGAAACTTCAAAGGATCGTCGTTGTTGATGACAGGAAACCGCTGAATATCACGAGGATACCTATCAGTTGTTGTACCATCATTCCCAAATGTTTTGGTAACATGATTGTAGTTGCGTTTCTTATCTGGTTCTGGGATATTATCCTTTGGTTTAACAGCACCAAATGGTTTGTGCCCAGTTGTCTTTTGTGGGTTATATGTGGGCAGTTTACGATAGAAAACTAGAATGTTCTCGTGTGCTTTCATTGGCATCTTTTTCGCATTGAGATGCCCAGTTGCCTTATTCTTCTCCCAGATCCATTCATAACGGAAATCTTTGAGGTTTGAACATGCAAGAATCTTGTCAAATGGGGGCTGTGCTGTTAGAACAATCGCACCATTTTCTTTCACAATGCGATAGTATTGCTCCCACAATTTATCGAATGGAATAAGCGTATCCCACTCATTTTGGGTAGTTCCATATGGTAAATCACAAAAAACCATGTCTACACAACCCTCAGGAAGTGCAGACATGATCTCAATACATTCGCCTTGGAATATCTGATTCATTCGATAACAAGTTGGTCAAGATTTTCTACAATGATAGCATCAAAATCGTCTTTTGTCTTCTTTTCCTTGACATCTTGGATGTCAAAGTACAGGTCGATTGCCTCAACAACTCCACCGTATTGTGCTTGAAGAACGTGACTGATTTTAGTGCGTTCTTTGGCACTCAGAACATTATCAAATCCAACAATTTCACCACTTTTATTGAAGCGTGGTGCAACTTTGGGGAGAATAGAAACGAACAGCACTTTTTCGGGATTGATATTCGGAGCAAACATCAATCGTGCTGCTTCACCAACACTTGTGTTGGCATAGTTCTTGATATTCTTGTTGATATTGCTGTTGAGTGCCTTACCGAGAATGGCAACTTTAAGTTCGCCATTCACAAATCCAGCGATGTCGATGTCGAAAGTTCCACCGAAACCATCAACAGGCAGTTGATACTCATACTGCCAATCATATTCTGCCCACTTAGGAGAAGCGTTCAGAACATCGTTGAGAAGTTCTTTGTGAAACTCATCAGTTCGCTTTGAGGAGCGAACATTTTGAAAGGAGGTTTCAAGAAAAGTTTGCATTTTTTTAAGTCCTTACACTACTGGTCCACTTTGGAGGTGAGCTATTTTAATTGATCGGAAGTTTGCCAAGTGATTTACCCTTTTTGTGGTCATCAATGAACTTCCTTGCTGATGCTTCGGTCCTACACACTTTGAGTTGCTCTCCGTTGTGAATAATCATCAGCTGCCTACCAAATGGAATGGCAGCATAGTTACCCTTACCGATGATAAATCCGTCCATCAGTTATCAAACACGATACGATTGGGGTCATCGGCATTGCTTCCCGTCTTGATTTGAGGGAAATACTGATCCTTATCGACAGGAAGTTGCCAATCATTCAAAACCATGTA